CGCGCCGTCTGTTTCGATCATCGTCAACCCCTCGGCGCGGGTCGAGGCTGAAAAGATCAAGCCCTTCTGGGATGTCGAAGCGGCTGCGGATTACCTCACCTTCATTCGACAAAAGCCCACGTCCGCCCGGACAAAATCTGCGAAACGGTCGGGTAGCTGACCGCGTAATGCGTAGCGATCCTCTGGATCGTCCAGCCTTCAGATCGCAGCGCGCGGATCGTTCGCACCTTCTCTCGATCGAGCTTATGCCGTCCACGCGGGCGGCGCTCGATCTTCAGTCTTTTAGTCACGTCGACGTAAACCTCCCGCCGCGTGATGCCCTCAACCAGCGATGGTGATACCTCGAACTTTTCGGCTATCTCTTTCACCGAGATCGATAAGTCGTTGAACAGCGCGACGATCAGCCGCACGTCCTCATCAGTCAATGTCCGCACCTTCCGCCTCCTGAATAAACTTCCGCATTCTTATCTGTAGCTCGCCGACCTTCTCTGCCGCCAGTTCCATACGGCGCAGCGCGACCCTGGCTGCCCGCTGGCCTGTCCCTGTGGCCAGATCCTGCTTGCATAGGCTGTTGCACTCGCTGAACAGGTCGAAGATAGCCATTCGCAGTTGGTCGCGTGGGTCGGTCATTCATCTCCCCTAGCGCGGATGGCGGCGGCGCATTTTTTCGCCATAAAATTATTAGAGTCGAATTCAATTCGCGCCGGATGGTTTTTGACAACTGCGTTCTGTTGTTCCTCGCATATTCCTGCACACGCCTCACGCTCGGCAGCGGCGACTAGCTCGGCAAAATACTCAACGTCGCCGTGGATCTGAATTTCGTTTGACTCAATCAGACGAATCAATTCTGGGTTCATTTTGTCACCATCTTGGGTTTAATTTGTTTTGGTACGTAGCCGCCGACTGGCTCGCCAAGTTCTTTTAACCTACCCTGAATTTTGGAGATTGTTTTAACGGCTCGGTTGTATTGATCATGCAGGCCTACCAGCTCGCAATCGACGCACGGATCGCTAAACAAAACTCCGTGCCCGCAGCCTATAAACCTCAGAACGTATGGATGCATAGCGTCGTGCGGTTTCATCAGTCCTCCATACTCGCGGGCCTGCCCTGTAGATGCGCTTTTAGTGCTCTTCGCGCAGTATTAAGAGCGTGCAAATTATCGCTGTCGTTGACACACTGAAGATTGCAGTGTGCTTCCGCAAAGTCATAAGCCAGCACCATGGCTGCATCAAACCAAGCAGAATGCAATTCCTCGTCGTAATCCATTGCTCAGATCTCCCGCGCCATGCGGATGATGTCGTCTCTGGTCACACATGCCTCCAACTCTGCCCCGTCAGGACAGCCTCCACCGCTCTTTTAGACACCTCAAACTTGGCCGCAATCGCGCGCTGCGTCAGACCGTGCGCGCCTAATGTGCGGATCAGGCGCACGTCGCTCTCGGTCAGCTTGGCGCGCGGATTCTTCTCACCGCGACGGGTCAGATATTTATCCGCCGGAACCATCCGTTGATGCCCTCCGCCTTACTTAATCGAACCTTCGCCCATTTGTAGGCGAGGTGGTTGTGGTATCCGGCGTGGAACCCGCTTGCCGCAGGCAGCAGGTGGCCAAGCTCGTGGATCTTGACCCATTTGGTCACCGTGTGCGGAGTCACAGCCAGCATCTCAGCGATGCGGTCTGGCTTGTGCTCGCGCAACAACTCCATAAATTTAGGCACGCCCGGAAACTTGGTCGTGGACGGGCGCTTCAGCTTTTCAGGCTTAACCCGCTTGAAATAGGGCAGCATCATGAAAATAGCCAGTACAGAAATCCGGTGACAACAAACAGCGCCCAGCCCACCATCACGACGTAGGCGGTATCCTCTCTAGCGCGCTGCTTGCGCTCCCATCGCTCTGCCCATTCCTCGGCTTCGAGGTAGAACTCAAACGGTCCACGCCGGGCGTGCATAGGCTCTACGCCGCTGGATACGATGGTCATCTCTAAACCATCGTCAACGATCCACCATTTTTCTTTCATGGCGCGGTCACCAGTGCCAAGTAGCCGAGGCCGTAGACCAAAAAGAACCAAGTCACCGCAGCCAGACAATCATTCTTTGTCACGCTTCAACCCCTCCTGAATGTAGAACAAAATCTGACCAGCCAGCGTGCGGGTCTGTTCCTCTGCGACTTTGCGCAGCTCGGCCTCAACCGCTGGTGGGAGACGAACCGTAAGATAGCGATCCTTTTTCAATGTAACTTCTCACCTTTTCCTGTGCATCACTGCACCCTGCGCACACGATCGCACAGTGCCCCACGCTTTGCAAGTGTTCGATCCAGTCTTTCTGCTCTGCGGATAGGCGCCCGCCGACTGATCGCTTCATCTCTATCCATAGATTCCACGCTGGTATGAAAAGATCCGGCACGCCTGGGCTGACGCCTTCAAGCTTCAGCTTTGCGCCTTGCGTGCGGGAGCGGGATCCGCCGTTGGGTATGGCGAAGATGCGGACAGATGGATAGGTCTGTCTGAACCAGGCGACAAACGTCGCCTGTTCATAATGCTCACTCAGAACGGGGGCGCCATTAGCCACGCCGGACACGCGCCTGGTTGCCGCGCGAACAGCTCCGGCGGCTCGGCGTCGAATTCGATGCATATACCATCCTCCGAATAGTTATCGCAAGTATGGCAGCATCGCGGAGGCTTTGGATGGTCTCGCCAAGCGAGCACAATGTCGGGTGTTTCGGGTCTAGGCATCTTTGACAAACACTCCATCCGACCGCAGCGTCCCCGTGCGGTGTTTAATTACGTTGTAGGCGTGTTCGAGACAATCCAGCAGCTCAAAGCCAGCCAGGCGGGAGCCAACGATCAGGGTCACTAAAATGTCGCCGTAGGCGTCCTGCATCTCGCCTCGGAAGTTTCGCTGCGTGGCTGACAGAAGCTCCGTCACTTCTTCCAAGGTTTTGATTCCTTGGGCCATTGGCGTGCTGTTCGGGATGATCTCCCTGTCAATCGCCCAGCTGATCACGCCGCGCTCGAGGTCAATGTAACGTTCCATATTCTTCGCACTACCTTGTGGAATTTGCCATCACGCTTGTACTCGACAATGGCTGGCGGTGTCGAGCGCGACAGCACCTGCGCCAGCTCGGCCAGGTCGTCGATCTCGAACACGTCAGCGCCTGCCGAGCGAGCTAGTATAGCTACCGTTTCAACGGCTTTGCGTCCGGCATAACCCTCATGCCGAACGGGCATGTACTCACGAACGGGATCATTAGTCAGCCCGGAATAGTAGCTGATGCGCAGCATCTCCAACCCACTGGTGCGCGAGATATGCTTGTCCCAGCGCCAGTCGGTGACGCGCATCTGAAAAGGCGCGATGCGCATGATGTCGTCGTCGTGCAGTTTCGGCTTCGGTTTAGGTGGTGGCGGGAATTCGTACCCGCAGGCAATGCAGTGCATTACCGATAAGTGAAGCAGTTCGTTGCACTCAGGGCAGGCCTTCAGCGGCGCTTCGCCTTGTCCGGCCTTGCCTGGCGGGCGCACGTCGGTTATCGGGCCGTGGGCTTTCACGGCACCAGCGAAGTCGAGCACCAAGCAGTCTGCTTTGCCTTCAGCCAGGCGCATGCCACGACCAACCATCTGCACGTAGAGACCTGGCGAGGCGGTGGGGCGCAGCAGTGCGATCAGGTCGATGCCGGGAACGTCGACTCCGGTGGTGAGACAATTCGCATTCGTCAGAGCGCGCAGTCGTCCTGCGCGGAAGTCGCTTAGCAAGGACTCGCGCGTTGCCTTCGGCGTCTCGCCGGTGATCGTCTCGGCGGTGATACCGCGATTTCGTAATCGATCGGCTACAGCATAGGCATGCTCGACGCCTGAGCAGAACACCAGCCAGGTTTTCCTGTCGCGGCCGCGGTTGATGATCTCGTCGACCACCTCGACATTCTGCCCATCCGTATTGATGCGCTCGGCCAGCTCTTTCTCGATGTAGTCACCGCCGCGCTTGTGTAGCCCGTCCAGCTCGTAACTGTAGTGGGTCATCTTGGATCGCAGCGGCGACAGGTACTGAGCCTGCACCAGATCCAGCACGCTGGTAGGCTCGATCAGTGCGGAAAAGATCGCCGGTTCATCAGTGATAGACCCGTGACCCAAGCGGTAAGGAGTTGCCGTAAGACCTACAACGCGCAGGTCCGGATTGATTTCCTTCAGCTCGGACAGGAGCTTTCGGTAGCTGCCGGTGTCGTGGTGGCTGACGAGGTGACACTCGTCAATCATGACGATATCAACATGCCCGATCGTCTTGGCCTGACGCCTCACTGACTGGATCCCGGCGAACGTTATCTGGTCAAGATCCTTTCGACCGACGCTGGCCGAATAGATGCCGAGCGGCGCGTCCGGCCAGACGGCCAGCAGCTTCTCGGCATTCTGCTCGATCAGTTCCTTCTGGTGCGTCAGCATCAGCACCCGCGTCTCCGGCCAAGTTGTCAGCATGTCGTGGCACAGGTGCGCGATGATATGACTCTTGCCAGACCCCGTTGGCAAGACAATGCACGGGTTGCCGGTTGGGTTGCGCTCGAACCAGTCGTACAGATGCGTGATGGCTTTGTGTTGGTAGGGTCTTAGCATTCCAAATATGCCCTTATGAAGGTTTCTGCGACTTGCGGGACGATCGCGTTACCGTAGGCGCGCAGTCGTCCCACTCGACTGGCAGCCCCATGAGCCAGCGGGAATGTGCTGGGTTCAACTGGCCGCCACTTTCCATCCCGGCAGTAGAGCCAGTCAGCATCTCGCCAGTGGCCGTTAGTCGGGCGGCATCCGTCAGCGTCGTTCCCGAATGATGCGTCGCCGTCTTGGGATATCCCGCCACGCCCGAGCTGGCGCTGTCTTGCCTGGTCGGCGTCGGCCAGCCGCTCAGAGTCGCCACATCTTTCAAAGTCACTTGAACCTTGCGCCCGTCCGGCGTCTGCCCGGTGGCTGACGTTCCCTCTGGTGCCGTCTGACCGCCGCTCGGCGTTGTCGGCGTCGGCCAGCCTGCCAGCATCGCAAAGTCGTTGAGGTTCGATCCGTGGCGAGTCTCGCCCATCGCTCGCTTGGCTTGCCCGCCCCCGCTGCTGTCCTGCGCCTGCGGCGTCGGCCAACCCGCCACATGAACCAGCATCGACAACTCGATTGATTTGCCGATATCCATCCTGCGCTTGATTGCTGGGTCGTCCCACTTCCCGCGATCCCTGTTGTCCGAGGAGCACGGTGTCGGCCACCCAATAGAGTCTTTGTCTGATGTGCGGAGCACCGACGCCCGCAGCGCAGATATCGGCTGCTGCGCTGGTGTAGTCCGCTCCTTCCAAGTCAGCTTGTACAGCGTCGAGCCAAGCGAGGCCGTCTTTGCTCGCAACCTGTTCGCCAAAGACGACTGGAGGTCGGCACTGGCTGATGAGGTGGTAAAACGCTGGCCATAGGTGCCGCTCGTCATCAAACCCAACTCCTTTGCCTGCCGAGCTGAAAGGCTGGCAAGGGCATGATCCAGTCCAGACTGGTCTGTCGTCTGGCCACCCTGCTCGCCTGAGCGCATAAGACCAGACTCCGACTCCTGCAAAGAAGTGGCATTGAACATATCCTCGAAGGTCAGCTGGCGTGACATCTTCAATGCTCCTAGTGTCTACGTCGCCCGGCGCAATGTGTCCGGCTTTGATTAAGTTACGAATCCATTCGGCAGCGAATGGATCTATTTCGTTGTAGTAGTTCACCCTACAACCCTCCCACCCATCTCCTCCCTAAACACCTGCCCCAACCCCGCCGCGCATGCGCTGGCATTGGCTACAAGTTCTTTGGATAAATAGCCGTTCTCTCCGTTCAATGTAAGCACTCCGTCAATGACGTAGAGCGCATCAAATTCGTCGTCGCTCTGTCGGAATTGCCACGGCACTAGGTCGGGATGCAGCACGTGGCTGTCGCAGCCTTTGCGCTGGTGACCGACAGGGATGTCGTCCTCCCACCTGTTGCAGTGCCATAGTTCCTGGACGGAACTATGCGCGCAGGTGCGGCAGTTGACCTCTTTGGTCAGCTTGGTCGTGTGGCAAAATTCGTGCGCGTCGCAGAAGCGGCACTGATACCAGCTGGGGTCGGTGCTGATGGGCGCGGGCATCGTCTCCGATGCGACGATTCGCAGCGCCTTATCGCGCAGACTCTCGGCAGCCGCTTTATCAAGCGACACGCGCTCGGTGTAGTAGCGGTCGTCGTCTTTGCAGACCGCCACGTATAGCGCCCGATCTATGCCTGTGCCCAGCATATAAAGCTGCATCTGCGCGTAGTGCGTCGGCTGTGCTTTCTGCACGCCTTCCTTTTCGAGCTTCGAGAAATTCTTGGCGTTCGTAGTTTTGAACTCAGCGATGTGCCGCTTGGATTCTGCCCCAGGCACACCTCGCTCGATGATTCCGTCTACCGAGCCGCCTACGTGCGGGCCGAAAGAGATGCGCTTCTGTGATGCGCCGGTGTGTCTTATATCAATACCGATATGCTCCAAGTCACTCGCGATGATTCGTTCCTCGCGATTCCCGCGACGAAAGATCCTGAGCGTGCGACCCGAAAAGCTCGGCCGTACCGCCCAGCGGAACGACAGCCATAGCCAACGCTCGCATGCGTGGCCAATCTGGCTGCAGCCAAGGTGTTCGCGGGGGGTGTTATCAGCAGAATCGACCATCACTTGGTCGATCATGCTTTCGATGGTGTTTAGTGGTGGGAGGATCTTAGCCACTTTCGACTCCTTAGCCGCTGCTATGCAACGGCTAGCCTTTGCTTAGTAGAGCCTAGCCGCTGCAACGCAACGGCTAGCCTGTGCCATGTAGCGGCTATCGCTTCGCAGCCCACGGCGGCGACTTTTTAGCCGCTCCTTGCGCAACCGCCGCGACCGGCGGGGCGTTATCGCTCGGTTTGTACGCCTTGATTTCATTCTGCGCCGCGTATTGATCATTCGCCGGGCGGATGTCCAGCTTGATCATGAGTGACGCACCCACTAGCTGGTCGGTGTCCTCGAGGCGTTGCAACCCAACCGCTCGCAGGACTTCTCCCATCTGCTGGCGGCCGATCTCCTCGGCCTTGACGCTCTTGTTTCGGACGTTGAGATTACCGAAAACAACCCGTCCTTCATGCGCCGGGCCGTCGATCCGCCAGCGGATCTTGATGTACTGGCCTGTACCATCCTTGGTCGGACGAGCATCCGCCTCTTGGATGGTGGCCGTATACCAGCCAGGAGGGACTGGGTCGTAGGACGACTCCCGTACTGGGAGGTCGTTCAAGTCGATTGCCATATCAAGACGTGCCATTTTTTATTGCTCCTTAGCTTCGATGGTATAAGACGGACGGCCGGGCTTGGCCGTGATCGCCGGGGAAAGAAGTCTCGTCGTCGTTTCTGGGTAACTCTTCCAAAAGTTCATGTTGATTTCTGGCTTCCAACGGAACAGCCGCGACAGCTCATCCGTCAGGTCATGCTCCGCCGCCAGCTCCTGCACCTTTTCGGCATCGACCTTGCGGTCGATCCGTCCGGTGACCTTTACGGCGTAACCGTCGATCTCAGGCCGCAAGGTGCCGTCGAGCGTCTCGGCGATCTCCAGCCGCCGGGTCAGTTCGTCCTCGATCTCGCGGCGGTGGTCGGTCGCCGCTTTTTCGGTTGCTTTGCACTCGATCCAATCTGAACAAAGTTCCGATGTCGACATATTGTTAAATTTCACAGCTCGCCTCCGATCTTTTTGATCAGTGCCCCTAGATCAGGCTCCTCCCACATGTCGAGCGCGCCGGAACGATCCTTCGCAAGCCACGCGCCGTCAGGCTGGCACTGCAGCACCCGGACGGGGTTGCCGTCGGCGTCCTTCTCGACGCGCAGAGCCAGTACCTCGTCGAAGAAGTAAGGCAACATCTGTCCGGTTTTATTGCCGGGCATGCTGGGCGCATAGAGGATCTTGCCCATCTCGTCCTGCGACTTATCTAGCTTGGCTGACATGTAGACATGCTTACCAGGCAAGTCTCGGAAGGCTCTAATCAGATCGGCCATCTGCTCCTGCATGGCTCCGTATGCCTGACGCGGGTCTTTTGTTGCCTTCTTCTCGCTGTTTAAGACGACCTCGGCGATCTCGCTGATGCTGTCCAAGGCGACGGACTGGTATTCCTTAGCCTCGCTGCTGCCGACGAGCCAGGCGTAGGCTTCGTGGAGGTCGGCCATGCTCGCGATTTCCACGTAAGGCAGGTCCGCATCACGAATTGAAAGCAACCCGCCCTCTGCCGACAGAATGAATGGGTTCGGCAGCGTCCTCGTGGCGCTGGTCTTGCCAGCCCCGGCGGGGCCGTAAATCAACAGCGTTTTGTGGTCTTTCGCTGTGTTCAAGGTTGATTTGATTTGCATGATTTCCTCTTATGAAACCTGACCGACAGCTGCGCACATTTCGCAGTACATGCGCATCGCTTGCATATATGCGTCAAAGTCATTTCCCCACTGAGCACGCAGGCCTTCAGTGCTGTTCCAGATCGCGGTGTATTTTTTAACTTCTTTGCGGGTCATTTTATTTTCCTCTTAGCCCCTTCGGCTAATCCGTTCGGGCATGTGGACAATGTACGTTTATCCGGTTAGGATGTCAACACCGCTTGAAAAAGAAATTGGAAAATGACCACGAAGGAAGCGATTGCTTTTTACGGCAGCATCAAGGCCTTGGCTGATGCGTTGAAGGTCTGGCCGCAGACGATTTACCAGTGGGGCGAGCGCCCGCCCATGAGTCGGCAGTACGAACTAGAGCTGAAAACAAAGGGCGAGCTGAAGGCGGACTCAGATGACGATCAGTAGTCTAGAAGCTGCGCTCGGCTACGCCAGACTCGGCTGGCGCGTCCTGCCTATTCTCGCCGACAGCAAAGCGCCTGCGACCGAGCACGGCGTACACGACGCCACGACCGACGAGGCGCAGTTGCGCGCGTGGTTTGAGAATTCGAATCACAACATTGCAATCGCAGCCGGTCGGGATAGCGGTATCGTCGTGTTTGATGTCGACCCGCGCAACGGCGGCGAGGATGGTTGGACGGAATGGCTGGAACAGAACGGCCAGCTGGACGCGGGCGCAGTGCAGCTCACCGCAGGCGGCGGTTCGCACCATATTGCTGTATGGGACGAGGCCATCCGCTCCTGCAAGCTGACCCAAGGCGTCGACCTGCTGGCAGATGGGCGGTACTTCTTGGTCTACCCGTCCGTAATTAACGGCCGCGCATACGAATGGGAGGCGTCATCCGATCCTTTTGACGGCGTTGCGCCTGCGCCGGTTCCGGCACACTGGATCAGCGCGATCACAACCCGCAAGCGGGAAGCGCCTAAGACCACGGACGGGAATCTGATCACCGGCAACCGCAACAGCGGTCTGACCGCTCTGGCTGGCGCTATGCGGCGCCATGGCATGACGCAGACGGAGATCCTGGCGGCGCTCCAGATCGCGAACGAGGAACGCTGCGAGGTTCCGCTTCCGTCGTCTGAGATCGCCCAGATCGCGCGGTCGGTCAGCCGCTATGAACCTGAGTGGGACTACGCGGCCGACGTGGCGCTCGGCACCGAAGCGGTCGAAAACATCCTCGAGGCCGAGCGGGCGAAGCGCGCCGACTACTACCTGACCCGCGCGACTTCCTATCTGTCCCAGCCGACGCCTATCCGGTGGGCGGTGAAGCGCTGGATACCCGATCAGGGCCTGACCATGATCTACGGCGAGAGCGGGGCCGGTAAGACGTTCGTGCTGCTCGACGTGCTATGTCACATGGCCGCTGGCATGCAATGGCAAGGCTTAAAGACGAAGCCTGGCGTCGTCGTTCTGCTCGCGGGCGAGGGCCATCATGGCCTGCGGCAGCGGGTGGCCGCATGGTGCAAGCACCATCAAGTGGACCGCCTAGACAATCTACTGATCGCCAATAAGGCCATCGACGTCGACTCGCCTGCCGCTGCGATACAGATCCTGCACGCCGTCAGGGAAGCCACAGACGAAGAGGTGGCGTTCCTCGCCATTGATACCGTCAACAACCACATGTCCGGCGACGAGAACAGCGCGCGGGATACGAGGATGTTCCTGAATCAGGTTGCAGTTGTGTCATCAGCTCTTGGCGCAGGCGTCGCCATTAACCATCACGTCGGCGTGGCGGCCGAGGCCAAGACTCGAGCCAGGGGATCAAGCGCGTGGAAGGCGTCGCTTGATGCGTCCATTCTGGTCACGAACGACGACGGCGCAATCACTGTAAAATGCACCAAGATGAAGGATGCAGAAGAGCCGGAGGAGATCTACGGAACGCTGACGCAGGTTGCTCTCGGGTGGTTTGATGATGACGGAGAAGAAATTAAAGGCGCGGTATTTGCGGCGACAGAAAAGCCAATAACTAACAAGACAACATCAAAGATCGACCAGCACCGGAAGCTGTTCGAGAACGCCTGGTTCGCCAGCGACAGAGAGGTTAAAAAAGGTTCGCCTTATTTAGATCGAATGGTTTTCATTGAATATCTTATTAGCCAGAAGGGATTAACTGAGCAGTCGGCGAAGGCCTACGCCAAGCCCAGCCAGAAGGGCAAACCGATCTCTGATTTAATAGATGCAGATATTATTGAGGGGTTCGCGAACGGCTGGATTGTAAAGCATGATTACCATGCCAGCGCTATGATGGTCTCCGGGAACTAATGGAACTTTTGGGAACTGTTCCGGAACTGTTCCCGATGGCAAAGGCAATTGGCCGGGAACGAACGGAACTATACCTTAGGATAGTTCCCAGTTCCCGCCTGTTGCGCAGGGAACTGTTACGATGAAGCAACGAGAATGAGGTAGAACGTGGGAACAGAAAACTCTAACTTCAGCGAACCAAGCGGCACTCACTGCCAAGAAGAATGGAGATGTATTCCCGGATGGGAATCATATTATGAAGCAAGCAATACAGGGCTAATAAGAAGCGTTCCTAGAAAATTGCTACGCGCACACCCGCTCTTCAAGAACGGCACGCAAAATAGAATTTACGGCGGTAAAATACTTTCTCCTAAATTATCTAAAGAAGGATATACATACGTTAATTTGTACATTAACAATAAAGGATTCATGAGGGCAGTACATAGACTTGTCTGCGCCGCATTTACAGGGAAAATGGAAGATAAGCTGGACGTTAATCACATCAACGGGTGCAGATCTGACAACAGGGCAGAAAACTTAGAGTGGCTAACTCGTCGAGAAAACTTGATGCATGCAGAGAAAGTCTTGGGGCGTAAAATGGTTTGGGCGCACCAGCGGGAGCGAGGCATGCGGCGTAGGGGAGAGTTGTGAGTAGCGGAGAAATGCAAGTAGGCGGCGATCACTACGTCACCAAATCCGTGCAACCATGGGACGCCATGAAGGCCTGGATGTCGCACGAGGAGTTCGCAGGCTTCTTGCGAGGCAATGTTATAAAATACATTGCGCGCTACAAAGACAAAGGCGGCCTCGACGATCTACAGAAAGCGAGGCATTACCTGGACAAATTGATTGAGATTGTCGGCAATGAGACCAAAGGCTAGAAAATACGATCGCGAGAAAGTCTGCGCAGATATTTTCGCCGATATGAGAAACGGCCTTAGCGCGCTGAAGGCGTGCAAGAAGAATGGGTTGCCGCAGAGCTGTTTGAATGATTGGCTGAATCAGGATCCGCAGCTAGCCGCAGAATACGCGCGGGCTAGAGAAGAGCTTCACGACTTCATTGCTGGAGAGATCCTCCAGATCGCCGACCAACCGCCGCCTCTGACGCCAGACGGCAAGGTTGACAACGGCGCGGTGCAGGCGATGAGACTGCAGGTCGATACCCGCAAATGGCTGCTGTCCAAGCTGGCACCGAAGCGCTACGGCGAGCGGGTGGCTCTGGCGGCTGATGAGGAGTCGCCGCTGCAGGTCGGCATCAACGTGAACTTCGTGAAGCCAAATGGCTGAAGCTAACTTACCTGACTGGGCCGAGGTACTGTTTGACGAGTCGGCGCGCTACATTGCTGTGCGTGGTGGGCGGGGTTCAGGCAAGAGCAGGTCGGTCGCCACCGCACTAGTGCTTAGGGCCGCACAGAAGCCTCTCAGGGTGCTTTGCGCGCGGGAGATACAGAAGAGTATCCGCGACTCGGTAAAACGTCTCCTAGACGACGAGATTGCGCGCTGTGGGCTTGGGAAGTTCTTCGTCTCAACCGACACCGAGATTCGCGGCAAGAATGGCAGTTTGTTTCTGTTCGCCGGGCTGAGAACCAACGTCGACAGCGTGAAGTCGATGGAAGGGATCGAAATCTGCTGGGTTGAGGAAGCGCAGACGGTCAGCCAGGCGAGCCTCGACACTCTGATCCCGACGATCCGGCAGGAAGGCAGCCAGATATGGCTGACGTGGAACCCGAAGTATTCAACAGATCCGGTCGAGGTGATGTTCTCAGGTGCGACGCTGCCGCCTGCGACGAGGCTGGTGACTGTCAATTACGACAGCAATCCGTGGTTCCCCGAGGTGCTGCGCGCCGAGATGGAGTACGACCGGGCGCGCGATCCCGAAAAGTACCAGCACGTCTGGCGCGGTGCTTACCTGACGAATTCAGAGGCGCGCGTGTTCCGCAACTGGCGCGTCGAGGAGTTCGAGGCACCGAAGGACGCGATTCATAGGCTCGGCGCAGACTGGGGCTTCGCCGTCGACCCGACGGTTCTGGTGCGCTGCCACCTTGTCGGCAGGACGCTGTACGTGGATCACGAGGCATACGCTTTGGGCTGCGATATCACGGCCACGCCGGATCTGTTCATGTCGATCCCAGAGGCAGAAAAGTGGCCGATGGTGGCGGACAGCTCGCGCCCCGAGACGATCAGTCACATGCGCAAGCATGGATTCCCGAAGATCACGGGCGCCGTGAAGGGCGCGAACAGTGTCAGTGAAGGCATCGAGTGGCTGAAGTCCTACGACATCGTTGTCCACCCGCGCTGCCAGCATGTGATCGACGAGCTGTCGCTGTACTCATACAAGACGGACACCTTGACAGGGGCCGTGCTTCCTGTTCTGCAGGACCGAGACAATCACTGCATCGATGCGTTACGATATGCGCTTGAAGGCGTCCGCAGGGCGCAGGCTGCGCGGCCGGTCGCCGAGGTGACGCCGCTGGCGGTGGCGAATCGCTGGAGATAGTGGTTAGTGAACTACTTGATGCACTACAACGCTTTGATCGACCGAGCCAAGGCCAGGTCCTTGGACGGATATGTCGAGCGGCATCATGTGGTTCCAAGGTGCATGGGCGGCACTGATGATTTAAGCAACATAGTTTGCCTGACTCCAGAAGAACATTTTGTCGCGCATCAGCTTCTGGTAAAAATCAACCCAGGGGAAAAGAAGCCGATCTATGCGGCATGGGCAATGACCCGTGGATCAGCAAGAAACAACAAAAAGTTCGGCTGGCTAAAGCGGCTGAGATCAGAAGCTCAGCGAGGAACAAGGCTTTCAGAAGAAGCTCGCCAAAAAATATCAATGTCCAGAAGGGGACAAAAGCTCTCGCCGGAAAGGGCTGCGGCGCTTCACGAGGCTAGGCGCAACACGGCGGTGACCGATGAAACCAGGCTTTTGTTAAGCAAGGCATTGACCGGCAAGCCAAAGTCGAAGGAACATCGAGAGGCTTTGAGCGCGTCGCGCAGAAACATGCAATACACGCCAGAGCTGCGCGAAAAGTTGGCCGCGAATCGCGGGAAAAAGCTAAACGAAAAGCAATATTTTGCTTTCGTTTTATCGAACAAGGGAAAGACTCTGAGCGACGAGCAAAAAGCTAAAATCTCCGAGGCCAATAAAGGGCTTAAGCGAAAGATTGTGTCGTGTCCTCACTGCGGAAAAAGCGGCGGTGATGGCATCATGAAACGCTGGCACTTTGAAAACTGTAAGGAAAACTCGCATGGCTCGCCTTAGTAAAGAACAGCGAATGCTTGATATACATACCGAGGCGCTGCGAAACTTTGACGATATTCAAAGCGCGCTTCGTGATGAAAGGCTTTGCTGCCTTCAAGACCGACGGTTCTATAGCCTGGCTGGCGCGCAGTGGGAAGGGCCGCTCGGCTACCAGTTCGAGAACAAGCCGCGCTTCGAAGTCAATAAGATCCACCTCGCTGTCATTCGCATCATCAACGAGTACCGAAACAGCCGCGTCACGGTCGACTTCATCGCCAAAGACGGCGCAACCAACGAGAAGCTCGCCGAAACATGCGACATGCTGTTCCGCGCAGACGAACAGGATTCGACGGCCGAGGAAGCCTACGACAACGCTTTCGAGGAGGCGGTCGCCGGTGGCTTCGGAGCCTGGCGGCTACGATCGTGCTACGAAGATGAATACGATCCCGAGAACGAGCACCAGCGCATTCGCATCGAACCCATCTTCGACGCTGATAGTTCAGTCTTCTTCGACCTCGACGCCAAGCGCCAGGACAAGGCCGACGCGCGCTACTGCTACGTCGTGCACTCGGTCACGCGTGAAGCGTACAAGGAAGAATGGGGCGACGACCCGTCCGACTGGCCGAAGCTGGTGCAGCAGGTTGAGTTCGATTGGGACACGCCTGATGTCGTCTATCTGGCTGAATACTACCGGGTCGAGGAAGCGTCCGAGGTCATTCGGACTTTCCGCAATATCGACGGCAGCGAGGAGAAGTACTCACAGAGCGACTTCGAGGCGGACGACGAACTCGAGGAGACGCTTGCCGCGATCGGTGCGGTCGAGGTCAAGAAGCGCAGCATCAAGCGGCGGCGGGTCAGGAAGTACATCCTATCGGGCGGAAAGATCCTTGAGGACTGCGGCTACATCCCAGGCACCTGCATCCCGGTGGTGCCGGTGTATGGCAAGCGCTGGTTCGTCGACAATGTTGAGCGCTGCATGGGTCACGTGCGTCTAGCCAAGGACGCGCAGCGTCTCAAAAACATGCAGCTCTCCAAGCTCGGCGAGATATCGGCCCTGTCGTCTGTCGAGAAGCCAATCCTGCTGCCAGAGCAGGTCGCTGGCCATCAGGTCATGTGGGCTGAGGATAACATCAAGAACTACCCGTACTTGCTGGTCAACCCGATCAACTCGCCTGACGGCACCCAGCAGGTCGCCGGGCCTGTTGCATACACGCGATCGCCTGCGATTCCGCCCGCACTGGCAGGCCTGCTCCAGATCACCGAACAGGATATGTCGGACATCCTCGGCAACCAGGGCGAGGCCGACAAGATTGTCTCGAACATCTCCGGCAAAGCCGTTGAGATGATCCAGCAGCGGCTGGATGGCCAGACTTTCATCTACATGAGCAACTTCACCAAAGCCATGAAGCGCTGCGGCGAGATCTGGCTGTCGATGGCGCAGGAGATCTACGTAGAAGAAGGCCGCAAAATGAAGGGCGTGGCTGTCACCGGCGACACGCAGGCGCTGGTGCTTATGCGTCCGAAGATCGACGAGGAGACCGGCCGGATTGATTTCGAGCATGATCTCTCCGACGCCAAGTTCGACGTGGTTGCAGACGTTGGTCCAAGCTCTGCCAGCAAGAAGAGCGCGGCTGTGCGTGCGCTTACGGGCATGATGCAGATAACCAGCGACCCAGAGACGCAGATGGTTCTGCAGGCTTTGGCGCTCATGAATATGGAGGCCGAAGGCCTGTCAGACGTTCAGGACTTCTTCCGCAAGCGCCTGGTCGGCATGGGCGTGGTGAAGCCCACCGAGGAAGAGCTGGCAGAGATGGAACTGGCTGCTGGCCAAGGCCAGCCGCAAGATCCCAACGCGATCTATCTGCAAGCCGCAGCAGAGGAAGCGGTCGCCAAAGCCGAGAAGGCGCGCGCGGATGTGATCGATACGATCGCAGATGCGGAACTGAAGCAGGCAAAAACGGCAGAGGTGCTGGCAGGAATTGGCGTCGAACCCGTGGCTTCCGCCTCCCCTCCCCTGGCCGCGCCTGGCGCACCGGCCAGCACTTCTGCCGTCCCTGCCGCGCCCGCTCCGAATGTCCTCGACGAGATCGAGACCGAGAAGAAGCTGCTGCAACTCGAGCAACTGCGCCTCGAAACCTCGCTGAAGTTCCGCGAGGCTCAGGCCAAGGCAGAGGAGAGCGAGCAGCTGGAGCAGTTGCGACAGGCAGAGATGTCCGTCCGCGATGCGGCTGATCAGTTGGTGACGGCGAGCCAAGACATCAAGTCGACCATTGACGCGCTGATCAAGTCGAACAAGGGCGTTGCGGATGCAGCCATCGAGGCGATCAAGCGGCCGAAGCGCATCATACGTGATAAAGGTCGGATTGTAGGGGTAGAATCCGCGTGAACGAACTGGACGCCTTGAAGGAGGCCGCAAGCAAACTGCTTGAATCGAGCAGGGAGATTGACGCGGCTATCAAGCAGCTGATTGCGGCAAACGAGCAAAACGCCCGCGCTGCAATCGAGGCGATCCAGAGACCGAAACGCATTATCAGAGACAAAGGCCGCATCGTCGGCGTGGAGTAAATTATGGCACTTCAGTATTCCGTAACAGTTCGTAACGCCAAGCTTGATGCGGTCGAGACCGCTATCGGCGCTTCGGCTGTACTCAAAATCCGCAGCGGCTCGGTGCCCGCAAACTGCGCGGCGGCTGACGCTGGTACGGTCCTAGCAACCATCAGCTTGCCGTCCGACTGGATGGCAGCCGCTAGCGGCGGCACGAAAGATAAGAGCGGCACCTGGACGGACGCTTCGGCAGACGCTACTGGCACCGCTGCGCATTTCAGGCTCTACGCATCTGACGGCACGACCTGTCACGCGCAGGGCACCGTCGGGACCAGTGCAACCGATATGATCGTTGATAACACCAGCTTTGCGAGCGGTCAGTCTTTCACCGTGACCGCGTTCACCTTGACGGCTGGGAATGCGTGATGACCCCGGCGCAATACGCAACGCTAGGCGCTTACATCGCAGCAACGCCTGCGCTGGATAGCATCCCAAACACGCCGGATGGGTCATACGAGATCGCGCAGATCCTGAATACCCCTAGCAATCCGGGGTATCAGGCGATCACGACCGGCGCGGCAATGCTCTGGGCAGCAGAGGGTCCGCGCGTTCGTATCGGTCAGGCGAGTGTCGATCAGCAGCAGCCGGAGGCTATCCGCGCTTCGTGTCAGGTCTTTCTTGACCTGATCATGGGCGGCACCAGCTCGATGCTGCACACCGAGGAAGCCGAGATCAAGGCGCTTTTCGACGGATGGCTTGCTGCCAGCGTCATTACGCAGGCCGAATACGACAGGGTTTACAAACAGCCAGATGGCATTGCCTGCGCGATCATTCCGCAGAGCGTCGAGCTTGTGGGTCAGACGGTAAGCTGGCAAGACGTGTATCAGTCGAGGAATCCGTAAATGGCCGGGGATATTCAACTTAAATACGGCACAGCCGCAGCGTTCACCATGACCGGAATCGAGGACGTTGACTCATCGCAGACGTGGGTCGGCGGCTGGACAACCGGATCGGTTAACAACACTTCGACGCTGGCGGTGGACTATCTGGTCTCCGGGCAGTTCACGACTGAATCGACAAACCGGCAGGCTGGATACATCTACGTCTACGCTTACGGGTCGTTTAATTCGACGCCCACTTGGCCGGATATTTTCAGCTCTGGTACGGAAGGGACCGTTGGTGCGGCTACTGTTCACGACACCGAGCAGCGCGACGGCGGCCTTCGTTTGATTGCGGCGCTGGAAGTGGACAACGGCGCGTCTGAGGTCTACACCTTCCCGCCGACCAGCATTGCTCAGGCATTCGGAGGGATTGTGCCCGCTTACTGGGCGCTCTGGGTCACCAGCAACGCAACGACCACTACGACCGACTGGTGCGTGTCTAGCGGAACCACCCTCTACTACGCGCCGATCCTGTATCAGTACACCTGATGGCGGCACCTCTCTCCAAGAATTGGCGGAAGTTTCCTCCGCTCGCTACGCAGATCGACTGGAGCAACCCGCTCACCCGCAACCTTGGGCGGGTCATTACGCCTTCTTCTGGCGTGATAGAAGGTGTTACTCGGCGGATTTCTACCGTAAAAGGAACTGTTAGAAGAAACCCGTCGGGTTTCACGGCAGCAAGTTACATCGGGAACTCAATTCAAGTTCTTGATTTTCCGGCAAGCACATACACGATTCTTGCTGTAGCGCATTTTTACTCTAACACAGGAACATCTGTTCTTTTTTCAAGATCAAACGAAGCTCCCACATACGAACAAAATTATTATCTTCTTTCTGGCAACAGCACTGAGGTCGGGAAACTCATACTTGGCCACAAGCAGGTATCAGACAACGCATATAAATCTATTGTTTCGTCAATAACTCCTCCAACAGGCAAGCCATCTGTTGGCGTTGGTAGATACGACGGAACAAACCTAAATCTATTCGTTAACGGCGCTCCTGCCGGGACGATTGCGGCTTCTGCGCCAGTAACGTCATTTTCTGGGGTGGTCACGCAGGCTCTGGCTGTAGACGGAATAGTTAGCGCAGGAGGTTACCAAGGACCGGGCGTCCTGCTTATTGCTGCGTGGAACCGCGCACTTACTGACGCCGAAGTCGCTGAGGTCTCTGAAAACCCGTGGCAACTGTTCCGGCCGCAGAGCCAGCAGTTAGCTTTCTTTTCTTCGCCATTGGTGCCAATAACTGGCACGCTCAACGTCACCGAGGCTGATGACACTCTAGCCAGCACTGGCGCGTTAGCGATTTCTGGCAGCCTGGCGGTTACGGAAGCCAGTGACAGTCTAGCGGCGACTGGTGCATTAGCCCTCGCTGGCAGTCTGGCGGTTACCGAAGCCGACGACACCCTGGCCTCAACCGGCACCCTGCCGCTCGCTGGCAGCCTCAGCGTCACAGAAGAAGGCGACACGCTCGCCAGCACTAGCGCGCTTGCGATTTCTGGCAGCCTATCCGTAACAGAGGAAGGCGACACCCTATCCTCAACAGGGTCTGCCGCCGGGACTGGATCTCTCAACGTCACCGAAGAAAGCGACACTCTTTCCTCGACCGGCGCTCTGGCGATCGCAGGCTCTCTGGCAGTTACTGAAGCGTCCGATACGTTGGC